TGGATAGAATCACGAGATATACACCCAACTCCATCGATAACCTCTACTAAACTTAAGTTAGCTGAAGGATCTGTAGCAGCTCCTGAGTAAATAATAATACTTTTCTTACAGAAGATAACTAAGTATCCATTAAAACCTGCTAAAGCTACTATACTATCAGATCCGTTAGTCAAAACAGATTCAATACTTAGTGAACCATGAGTACCACCATTCCACTTATAACCAATCAATGAATCTGACCATGTCACAGTCTTCTTATCTGTTGTGGTGTCCGCAACCCATAAACGACCATAAGCTGCTAATACTTCATTACCTAATGGAACAGTACCTGAATAGGAAGCGTGTGCTGACATCTTTTGCCATGTATTACCAACATGATCATACATAAGTGGATCATGACCACGTTGAAAGAAATACGTATGACTATTAAAGTTAACTGCTTTCCAGTTTTGTGCTGTCCAGGTAGCATCAGCATAGACTTGAGTCAATGTTGTTGTACCAGTGAATATCTTCTTATCACCAATCGAACAAATAACTGTAGATCCATCAGCCTTAACAATCTCATGAATCAATGATGGTTCTTCACTATTGAATCCAGAAGATGTATTGACTTTAGCCCAACCACGTCTAGCAGCTATTCTTCCATTCTTATCAATGACAGCATTCTCTGCAACCAGAGCGAAATCTTTACTTAAAGACAAAGCACTGTCTTGTGTGTTTAAACCAGCATAGCCTGGGGCTGTAATTGCTATGGGTTCAAGCCTAGAAGCCATTATACTGGCTCCCAAGTAATTTCATCTTCGTACCTAGAAGTCTCAATAGAAATGTAAGACGCTAGTGTTCGCTCATAAATAAGTAACTGTTGGTCACTAAGCCTACCACCATCTTCACCACGTTCATTGATAGCCCTTAAGTAAGCACCTTGAATAATTAACTCTGAAGGCAATACAGTGTTATCAAGGTCAGCTACTAACTCTGCTTCCGGTATCACACATTCTGCTTTGATGGTATATACCTGAGCTGGTATAGGGAAGATGTCAATTGTTAGTTTACCAGCTGACGTTATAGGACCATAAGAAAACTGCATAGGAGATCCTGTCTGTGTACCTAACAGATCAATATTCCTATGCATAACATCTTGACTAACTTGCTGAAGATCTCTCTTCTCACTAGGTAAATAAATGTGTAGTACTCTAGTTCTAAAATTAGAGTCTGTTATTTCATAGTTAGACAAGTTAGTAGGAGATGTATAGATTGTCTTTGTAGTCCTTAATATAGACCAGTTCCACGCATCTTCAACAGCTCTTTTAGCTTCATTAACCATATCACCGATTAACTTAGAGTAATCAGTAGTTGTTACTGAAGCTACTTCTGCTTCTCTAACACGCCTAAGAACAGCGTTAACTAAGTCTAGATAGGTCATATATCACCATTTTACTTTATCAGCCCAGTACGCAGCAGACATCTTACCTTTAGCAATATTCTTAGCGTGACGAGCCTTAAATGATTTGTTTCTAGCAGAACCCTCTGGAGAACCTGAAACACCTTGTTGACCAAACCTAATCGTCTTAACTTGATCACCGTCCTTTGCTACAACAACATGTGATTTGGTAGGATGTCCTGGTGTTTTTTTAGGGCGATTATAACCGGACACACCTGCTCTTGTTAGCCTAGAATCTTTCTTCATTTCTTCTTAGCAGTTTTTGCTGCCTCCTTAAAGTCTTTAGCTGTAGGAGCACCTTTAGTGCCTGGTTTTCTCATTTTCTCACCAGAGCCTTCAGCGATACGTTTACGCTTGGCTTGGATGTTAGCGTATAGCCCTGGCTTCATTTCTTTTTCTTTGGTTTAGACATACCAGCTTCAGATAGAGCAATTGCAACTGCTTGCTTACGAGACTTAACTACTGGACCACCCTTGCCACTATGAAGAGTACCTTCTTTGTACTCTTTCATAACCTTACGTACTTTATTAGGTTTCTGTTTCATGTTGGGTAACCCATTCTCTTCTCTTTAGCCTTCATTGCCTTAGATTCTTTTTTCTCATGCATCTTCTTTGCTTTCTTTGATGCATACTCTTCAGCTTCTTTCTTACCTTTAGCTGTGTAAGGAAACTTCTTATTCGCTACCATCGGCATCTTTATTCCCCTTGTTACGTCTAAACATACATTGAACAGTGTCAGTCTCCCATATACGAATGGCAGTCCACACAATTGTAAGGATTGCAGCTATTGCAGGTAACAATTCAGCCAAAGTCCCCACAACTGTGAGGATTGATACGGCATCTCCAATTTGCTTAACTTGTTCGTCAACTTGAAGAGCCATTATTGTTTTCCTTTAAGTTCATTGACATGTTTCCAAAGTTCAGTGACTTGCTTATCATAACCTTTTTCAAGATAGTCTACCCGAACTTTAATAGTGACCGCATAGGCTGCTATTGCTACAATCGCTGCTCCTAAGTACCATAATTTTCCTAGGAGTTCGATTGTTTCCATAATTTTATTACATACCTTCGTACCATCCACCTGCCCAGCCACGGACAGGATTGTTAGGGATAACAACGTACTGTCTCAAAGACTCAGGTAGCTCCGAGTAATGTAATCGTACGTTGACATGATGCCCTGCGATAGCTGCCATTTCCTGTACCTGCATCTCACCTTGCTGGATGACATTACCTGTGGGCTTGTAGATGGTTCCAATGACATCAAAGTCTTTGCCATTCGTATCCAGCCACTTACGCTTTACAACGGGTTCTGCTGGCTCTTGGCCGACTTCCACGGTCTGTGGTTCGTATTCGTACCTCACCCATCCACAAGCATCAGCAGCAGTCCACCATGTAGCTTCGTCGGGTAGTTGGAGTCTGTAGTCGTTCATATTTACCTCAAACCGTTAGTGCTTGGAGTTGGGCGTTAGTGGCTTTAACTGGATAAAACGCAATCTTTTTGATTGTTCCGTTCAAATAATTTGAGCCAGCAAAATTAGAACCAATTCGTGCTGTTGTTGGAGCAGGCTGAGTCGTAAAAGGTGCTGTAGCTGTTGCCACCGAGCCTCCGTTTAATGATAGTGCCTGACTATTTTGTGTTAAACCGGCGGCAATTTTTGCAAACGATTTTGCAGTCACTGATCCACCATCTAATGAAAAAGTTTGTGCAACAGAAGCATCAAGTTGATCTACTTGGTAATCTGACGCAAACCTTGTCCTTATCCTTCCAGTGTTACTGCCACTATCCAAATCAATTATGTCGTAACTACCGGCTTCATATCCCGTTGCCTCAGCATATATCGTCATTGCCCCGTAGTTAAACCAACTACTAAAGTTCGTCCCAGTCATGCTGGCAGCATCTGCATTGCGAGTTACTGTTGAGGCTACTGTGGGTATGTAGGAAGTGGCAAAGGATGAACCGCTGGTTTCTAATTGCGCCCCCCAAAAAAAGCCGCCACTGAAACCATCTCCCGTGTAAGCTCCTGCGCCAAACCCAGTTGTTCCAACGGCTTCTAAATTGGCTATCACGTAAACAGATGTTGAACCAGAAATGCTACCCGAGATTGAAATACGAAACCATCCATTTCCAACTGATTGAATACTGGCATTTGAGAGTGTGCCTGTGCCGCTACCGGCAGACTGAACAACAGTGCCAGCAACAATGTCAAAATGTGCATAGAATGCGTTACTAGCCTCTTGAGCAAGAAGGAATATGTTTCTTTTTGTGCCATAAGACTTAACGTATATTGAGTAAGTAAAAGCACTTCCACTTGGATTAAAAGGGCTTGTACGGCTAAGTCGAGGAGCCGCTGACGAAGTACCTTCTCTCATAAAATCAGCGGTTAATGTTCCAGCCGGCGAAACAGCTTGGTTTACAACTAAAGTTCCTCCACTATCAACCGTCCACGCGGCATTACTCAAATCTTCTGAGTAAGTAAGCGAATTCGTCCTCGCCTCCTCTATCAACAACCCCAGAGACTCACCCGTGGTGGGGTTGTGGTCAAACCTAGCCTGCCCTGCTGCTGCTGTCTGTAGCACAGGGATGTAGTTGGTAATGGCTTGGGATGTAGTGGCTGTGTAGGCAGTGGCAGAGGAGCGTTGTTCTAGTTGTGCGCCCCAGATGTAGATGCCAGAAGTACCGTTGCCCGCAAACGGTGTACCAATTCCACCAGCATTTGCGACACGAATTCCGTAAGAGTTTCCGCTGGTTGCGGAAGAATATGTTTTTGTCATTACACATCTATACCAACTGCTGCCTACGCTAGTAATACTGGCGGTCACTCCAGAACTATTAGAATCAACAGCGCCTGTGGAAAGATTGAACGACGCCCACACATCTCCATTTCCAGCAGAGTAATGCCTGAT